CATCTTTAGTAGAGCATTTATCAAAGTGCATATGAGACAATCCATATTGCTTACACTTAATCAAAATTTGTTCCAAATTAGGAAATCTAAAAGCACCCTTTGGGCAATGACTCTCAATTGAAACGTCGTGGTAAATCAATATACCACCTGGTTTTAGTATAGAACTATAGACATGCTCAAACCATTTTTGTGTGTTCCAGTGATCTGCATCCGAAAATATAAAATCGTATGCCGTCTTATTTTTCTCGAAAACAAATGAAAGTTCGTCACTTTCTACTAATTGTACTTTGTCTTGAAAATTTTTAATATGTTCAGGTTTTTCACCTTTCCAATCAACCCAATTGTCAACTAATGTGAGTTTTTTTAGATTTTCATTTTTTTCTAAGGCTCTTGATAGATAAGCGGTTGTTCTACCACTACCAACTCCTATCTCGAGTACATTTTCTGGTTTATGAGTCCGCACGAGACCGTAAACTAAGTCTAGATGACATTCGTCAATTGCTACAGCCTTAAACGGGTTGTCATCCGATAGAACATGTTCAAATGAACCGCTCATCTATTATGATATGAATACACTCCTTTAATCAATATTAAAGTTGAATAAGTTATATAAATCAATGATAACCGAACCAGATTGGAAAGGTAAAACATCTAATCCCAGTGGTCAGGTTATCATTGGTGATAATACAGAAATAAAAGAGTATGTGATCATAAATAAACCAACTGAATCATGTACACGAATAGGTAATAATTGTTACATTATGAGTCAGGTATTCATAGGACACGATTGTTCTATAGGAAATAATGTACAATTAAATCCCGGGTGTAGTATAGCTGGATTTGTAACTATAGGTGATAATACTCATATAGGTATGAATGCATCGATACATCAACATTCTAAGATAGGTCGATACTGTATGATAGGTGCGAATAGCTTTTTTAAAGGTGAATCACCGGATGGTATTGTGTGGGGTGGAGTTCCATCAATTCCTATAAAAGTCAATACAATTGGTATCGAAAGATCTTCAATGTCAGATATTAATAAAAAATTACTTATTGAAGTCTGTGAACAGTTTATTTACAGTTTCAAGAGTTCTCGCAATATCTAATGGATACCCTAACGCATTTTTAGAAAAGAATAGTTCAATATTAGATACGATAGCATCTTTCGGATTAAGTGTACCTACATTTTCGATGTAATATTGATCTTCTGAAAACCATCTATACACTTCGTTACCACAATATACACCAATATTACGTGTTTTTATAATAGAAGAATTACTAACTTCTATATTAAATGTAATACCATTTTTACTATACCCATTTATCAATACCGATGTATGATTGGCATAAGTTACATTTATCTTTTGTAAAACATCTTTCGATTTAATTAAGAATTGTGTTAAGATTGAGATGGGATGAACAGCTAAATCGGTTACTATGTTTACATCTTTAGGAATCATAGATCCATCATTCAACCATTTCATTTCAATATGTTTGATGTCAGTTAAATCCCCCATCTTTTTTATAGCCTCATGTTGAAGCCATGTAAAATCACAATACAAGAAAACATCATCTGGTTTCTTAGAAAATATATCCAATGTATCATCTAGTGTGTTACATATAGGTTTCTCAACCCATATATTTTTTACACCTTTTTCGAATAGTTCTAAAAGAATTGTATGATGTGTACTTGCGGGTGTTGTAACAAACCAATACCCATCTACATTTTTTACATCAGATACATTTTTAAATTCTGCGTCTGCATTGAATGGATCTACAGTAATAATTTCTTCGATTGGAAATGTAGTATTCAATTTATGATTAATAATTTTACCAAAGTAACCTAAACCTACTATTACACACTTCATTATTAAAGAGTATAAACAATTTATCTTTAATAATGAAAGTACCCTTCAATGATTTGAAAAGAATACATGATCCACTACGAAAAACATTTCATAAAGATCTTGATACGATTATAGATTCATCCTCATTTGTGGGTGATACGAAATTCGCTGATGAATTTAGAACGTATACTGGTTCCAAACATTGTATTACATGTAATAGTGGTACAGATGCATTATATTTGGCGATCAAGGCGCTTGAACTCAAACCCAATTCCAAAATTATAGTTCCGGCTGTATCCTATGAGGCTACTTCTATGGCAGTTAAAAACGCCGGGCATATACCATTTTTTATTGATGTACACCCAGATACTGCGTTGATAAATTCACGTGAGATATGGAAACATATAACATTGGACCCAGATATTAAATGTATAATCGTTGTACATTTGTATGGACAATATGTAGATATGGAACAATTGATGAAATTTAATTTCAATTTACCTATTATCGAAGACTGTGCACAAGCCCATGGTTTGAGGTCCAATGATAGACACGTGGGTACGATGGGGACTATTGGGTGTTTTTCATTTTATCCGGGTAAAAATCTTGGGGCTTTAGGTGATGCTGGTGCGTGTATTACTGATAACACACAACTAGCTACTAAGATGAAACAATACGCAAGTTTAGGGGCCTCCTTATATAATAGATATGAGCATAACACAGATGGTATAAATAGTCGTATGGATGGGATTCAGGGTATGTTTCTATCAGCAAAGTTGAAACAATTAAACGAATGGACGGAGGATAGAAGAGAAATCGCGCATTTGTATAAGGGAGGTATGTTGGGTCCCACAATACCATATGAAAGGTGGCGGAGAAGTAAGAAAGATGTATTCCATGTATTTTACATTCTCGTAGATAATAGAGATGATTATATTACTTTCATGAATGATAAAGGTATACAAACCGGTATCCACTACCCAATTTCATTACCGGAACTGAAATGTAACGAAAAGTATTACAGGTATTGTCCAAATGCCAAAGAATTTTGTTCGAAATGTGTAAGTTTACCAATGTTTCCGTATATGACCGAGGATGAGATAGACAGTGTGATAATCAATCACAATAGATATATTCGGTAATATAATTTCAAAAGAATAAGTATGAAACCAATCGTTGCGAATATTTATATTCTCTTCATGTTCTTGGCCTACGTGATGCGTAGAGCAGGGACATTTTCAATGGAAGACAAGGTTAAATTAATTGAATATTTGGGTTACATGGCACTCAATCCCAATAGAGTGGTAAATCCGAGCATAGCTAATCTACCATTCTTAAGTTCAGCATATGGTGTAAAGGATCCAAGTTCCTTAATACTGAAATCCTCAGCAGTGATGACAGATGCCCAAGCCAGTGTAGTAACAACTCCCGACGCTGCGATAGCGTACACAGGATCCTCAATCTGCTGAATGATATTTTCACCTGTCATCACCCAATTGAGAGAACCCCAGAGGAAACCCTGCATAGCAGCACGACCATTGAGAACCTCCGCGAAACGGTATTCTGGGGTTACTGGTTCTTTCTCTTCGTATTCGATTATAATATTAGAAACGGGTTCATCGGATGACCGGATCTTTGTGGAATATTGTGTACGGTGCTTATTGTTCAATTTAGTTTGACGACGAATGTGACAAGTTGGCTTGAATTGGGCACAAATGGAAGTACTCATCACTGAATACAGGAAGACTGAAATCTTTAAGATGATTTTTCTTTTATCGTTATATTTCTCAATATATGTAACTGTAAAATTATACTAATTAGAGTATATATTGTAAAATGACTGAAACCATATTCATTGGTGTAGTATATGAACCATGATACGGTAATGAAGAGACCGAAAATGATAGATTTTTTTAACTTTACATCAATATCTCCAGAATTTTCATAATCTATATACATTTTCACCAGCCCCGTTGATAGAGCAGTTGTCGCAATGATATCATTGAATTTCATTTCTATACTTATAGTATATAAATATTAAAATGGACGTTATACTCCAAAAATTCGCTGGTAAAATTGACGCAAAAAGTCTGATTATGGCTGTAGAGGAAATCAAGGTTGAATATCTTGATGATGGATTTACTAAAGAAGATGTCCCCCCCATTTTGGGTCGACTCATGATGGAGACAAATAAATTTAAGAAACTTCCTGGCCCCCAGAAGAAGAAACTTGTTATCGGTGTCCTGAATCACCTCATAGAACAAATCGATAAGGGTGAAGAAGATTCCGAATTTGAAATAATTCTTAAATCTCTTATCCCACCTATGGTTGATTCTTTCGCGGTAATGCTTAAGGCTCAAAAGGGTCTTAAAAAATGTTTACCATGTCTTTACTAATTAAACTTATATAAGGGTTATGTCCCAGTATGAAATAGGATGAGATTTCCATCATTGGAAACAATTGTAACATATGGGATATATACAGTGAAAGAACTTGAGCGTTTTGCCAAAGGTCTCGTTCCAAAAAAGAATATCGTGAGCCTAAGTGAATGTAGACATTGTGATTTCGTATACTCTGGTCGAATTTGTATGAATTGTCAATAATGAAATATTGTACAGTGACAAGTTCCATGTCAAGAGGTCCGGAAGTTACTAGCAATAATCACATGTGTGCCGAGAGACAACTCATTCGTAGACTTTACAGGGAGTGTATAAAAAAAGGATATAAATCACATCAATTTAGTGACTGGTTACATAGAAAATATGGTCACTTAATTGTTTTTAGACAAACTATACATGGAGACGCCATATCATTACCATGTGTTTTATGCAGGAAAATGATAGAGCGGTATGATATATGTTGGGTTGCACACGATGGGGATCAATGGATTCATAGTAAAAAAACTACTCATTTACCACCTTCTATACCGACTGCTAAACAAAAACGTATGCTAGGGTTTGGTAGTTATAATGAGTCCAAGCGCTGACTCCAAATTGTTATAGTCTCGCTTTAGTGGTTTATTCCGTTTGAGTTTTAACGCACTATTATTAGAAGAAGCATTCTTTATTTCATCCATCTTTTTGGTGTTTGACACAAAGGGTATAACGTTATTCACAACCGGTTTTGTATCAATATCATTGGGTTTCGTGTCATCAATTGTTTGATTCTTTCTGAATTGTTCTATAGTCATGTCACCCCCAAACTCTTCTAACATAAAACGATTTGGAGCCTGTTTAATACTTCCAATCTGTTTATACATTTTTTTACGCATCATGATGATATTTCCACATATAATACCACCACGACTTATACCATATTTATCTATAGCATATGATTTCATACAACTCCATGAACAGAAGTTTCCAGATACAGAAAATTTATTTCGCCTGTCATCGTATTTATGTGGCATACTTAAAGCTGCACCTGTGAAAGAATGGCAACACCACCAACACCACATACCAATAAAAAAATTTACTTCTTTAAGTTATTCGAATCATTAACTTAAAGAGAAATCAATCCTTTATATCAATGATACTGAGTATCGATGTTGGTATAAGGAATTTAGCTCTATGCCTCCTCGATGAAGACCATAAGAACCTCGTAAAGGAATGGGATGTAGATGGGATTCCACCTCAACACGCAGACGGTGTATATAAGTCTATGAGGGATCATTTAGATGCTCGACCTTGGGTACTCACAGCTAAAATTATCCTCATTGAAGAGCAACCCTCCTTCAATAAAAAAATGGTTTCTGTTATGCACTTTCTTCATGCCTATTTTATCATCAAGTGCCCAGAGGCTGAGACTATCATTTACCACGCTTCCAATAAAATTCCAGATATATCCGGCCCTGGCAAAGCACAATATAACAAGAGAAAGAAGGCGTCTATAGAGAGATGTGAAGCCTTTATCCGTAGCAATGATGTGAATACACACTGGGTAGATACATTTGTCAAGTCTAAAAAGAAGGATGACTTGGCGGATACAGTGATGCAGGCACTTTCATTCGTGAATAGAAAGGAAGTAACCCCAGCTTCTAAGAAGAAGAAAAAGACAAAGTTAGTTGCTCGTCGTCCAAATGAAAATCAAAAAATGACAAAATATTCTAAATGTAATTTAGCATGGATTTATTTAAATAAAGTTGAATGTGAAGTTCTTGAAAATAATAAAAGATTTATGAAAGATTTAAAAAGATATTACAAAGAC